GCGTGGTGAGCGTGGTCGGTTTGTCGTCGCGGATCGGCGAGTCCGACTTCTTGGCCAGCAGGCGACCCGCGAGGATCGACAGGCCGATGGACAGAACCATGAGGCCGACTTGGACCCACGCGCGTTGCGGCGCGCCGGGCTCTGCCACTTGGCTCATCTCGGCGCGCCACATGGTGTAGCCGATGTAGCTGACACACACACCGAGCACCGCCTTGGCCTGGAAGGCTCGGCGGTCGATGTTGTACGAGTAGGTGAGGTTGTCGCGCCAGCGGCGCAGCGTTTCGCGGATCATTATTCCCCCCACCGATATTTGTCCGTTATACGGTAAATCGCATAAAGGAACTGCTGCTCCAACAACGACCAACCGCCTTGGTGGAATCCGCTCACGGGGAGCGCGTGCCACAGTTCGTTCTTGCGGGCGCCGACGATCTCGACGTGGCCGGGTCCGCCGCCGGGGTGGCCCGTGACCACGATGTCGCCAGGCTCGACGTGCAACGCACCGTCCTCGTCGGGCTCGACCTTCTCGCACGGCGAGTAGCGCCGCACCAGTTCGCGCACGGCAGCGATGGCCCCGGCCCGGTCGTGCATCGCCGCGTCGTGCGGCATGCCCGGGTACTCAGCGCGAGCGCGTCCATCCATGTCGTCGATGACTCCGAAGAGCGCGCCAATGCAGTCGGCCGCGCGGCCCCGGAAGCGTTGCCCCGACTCGTAGGGCGTCTTGTCCCACGCGTCGAGCGCGCGCTCCAGAGCGGACTGGATCGCGGGATCGGCGTGCGGATGCCACACCATGTTCGGGCTCCAGATGCGAACGCTCATTAGCATGCACCTCCCGGGTCCTCGAAGTTCGGTTGGTAGGCGGGGATGGCGTAGCCCATGCCCATGAAGAACTCCTCGGCGCTGTAGCGCGCGCGGCACGTCTCCACGGTCTTGTCGCAGCCGGGCACGGCATGGATGCTGGTGGCACCCGCGAGGATCCAGTCGTCCGGTACACGGCGCGCCATGAACGCCTTGGTCGTGTCCGTGCCGCCGTCGTAGTCGCGGATGGCGATGCGCAGCCCGTCCATCTCCAGGTAGCCGCGCTTCCAGTAGCGGTCGTCCAAACCGCCGGGCGTGGTGAAGGCGGCCGAGGTGATCGTCACCTCCTGCCCGTCCACGCTGTCGATCTCCACGTCGGCGTCGAAGCTGGACTCCAGCACACCACACCCGCCGTGGAACAGCGTCCAGGCACAGTGGTGGTTCGCGGGCAGGCCCATCGCCACGTCGAGGCGCGACTTCTGCGGCAGCGAGAAGAAGGCCACCTTGTCCTTGCGGCCCTGGAAGTTCTTGATCGTGCGCACCACGCGCCCGCGGTAGAGCGTCTGCTGCGAGTTCTGGTCGCCGGGGAACAAGCCCTGCGTCACCTCCTCGACGATCACGAAGATCGGCGAGTGGGGCACGCCGCTGCTGGCGCGAGTGGTGAAGGTGTCGGCGGGCAGCACGATGCGCAGCTCGCGCTTCGTGAACGTCCCCTCGTTGTTCGGGATGGTGAGCGTCATCCGCGGCTCCGACGTGTGGCCCAGGAAGTTCTGGTCCAGGTCGGTGTAGCGCGATTGCGTCAGTAGGTTGGCGCCATAGAAGAACTGGACGAGTATGAAACTCTCCTTCTCCGGGCGTGCTTCGGCTTTGACCATCGGGTGCCTCCTAGGTGGTCGGGTAGTCGTCCTCAGCGAGCGCTTCGATGAACGACACGCTGCATTCCATGTGGCCCGTGTGATCCCACTTCTCGGTGAACTCGTCCTTGGCGAAGCGAGTCACACGAGCGCGAGCCACGCGGTTCACGTTGTTCACATCGAGGTTGAGCCCGATGACCTGATCCATCGTCACGCGGAACACCGTGAGAACCTGCTGGATCGTCACGGCCTTGCGCACGTACACCGTCCCGTCGTTCATGACGATGCCGATGTAGTCCATCTCCTCAGAGAAGTCCGCCAGGTCGCCAATCTCCGACACGCCGACGAACGTGCCGCCAGCGTCCAGGTCCACCGCTTCGAGGTACTGGTCCTGGTCAACGTGCCAGAAGGTGCGCAGGCGACCACGGCGCGTCTCGAAGAACTCCAGCGCTTGCCACATGGTGTCGCGGTCACCGTGCAGGTTCATCTGGTGGGACTGCACGGAGCGGGTGGCTTCGAGGCTCACGAAGTCAGCGCGTCCGCCGCGGTCTCGCGCACCCTGACGCTTGCGACCCTTCTTGATGCCGGAGGACCAGTCGGGCTCCTCGAACCAGATGGGGCGCTCGATGCCGCCGACTTCGCCGTACAGGTCGGCGCCCGTGGGCGTGTCGGACTTGAGCACGGGGAGCTGCGACAGGCCGGGGGCCTCGGCGACCGTCAGACTGATCGTCGGCACTCGGGAGGTAGTGTAGTCGGCCTGGACTTCCAGCAGCACCTCGCAGTCCATCATGGGGAAGACATACGAGCCCGCGGCCACCGCGACGCCCAGCGTGGAAACGAACGTCAGGGAAGCGTTCGTCATCGTGTCGATGAGGTGGTACGTGACCGAGGTGATCTGATTGCAGAAGTCGGTTTGCACGATCGCCACGCGCTGCCCGGGGAACAGGCGGCGCACGGAGGTGTCCAGGAGGATCGTGTCGTCGGTGGTCAGGTACGCGGCATCCAGCTCGGCCTGGTCCTTGTAGATCGGGACCTGGAAGCGGTCGTTGGTGATGCGACGGAGGTACACCTCCAAGCGCTCCAGCTCATCCAAGTCGGTCGCGCCGCCGGTCGCTTGGGGGCAGATCGTCCACACGAGTTTCTGCGTACGGAAGGGCTTGGCACTCAGGCCGCGTCGCGACTCCGCGCCGGTCGCGGGAGAGGGCGAGAGCGCGTTGCGGAAGCTGGTTTTCAATTCCGCTTGCGAGGCCCAGTTGTGGAGGAAGATGCTGGCGTCGTCCACCAACGCGAGCGGGGAGACCGGACCGGCCGAGCCTTGTCGAGCGAGGGCTTCCCCGGCCATGCGGGTGACTTGCACCTCGCCCGCGGCGTCGGAGAGTCCGGCAGCCTGCGTGTCGAGGCGCGTGACCGCGGCCTCCAGGTCAGGCCCGGCCAGGACTTCGATCGCCACACGCGAGACTTGCGCCTCGCCGCCCCCGGCATCGTGCAAGCCGAGAGCCTGCGTGTCGAGGCGCGTGACACCAGCAACGTCAGGCTCGACGCCCAGCACCTCGATCGCCACGCGCGAGACCTGCGCCTCGTCCGTGCCGTCCGACAGGCCCGCAGCCTGTTGATCCAGGCGCGTGACCCCCGCGGTGTTGGTTTCATCGGCGAGAACTTCGACAGACTCGCGCGAGATCCTGACTTGTACCATGCCTCCGTGCTCCTACGCCCTAGCCGTCGTTGCGGACCCCGTACTGGTAGGAGTCCAGGTCCGCCTGGTCCCAGTCGGTTGCGGTGTTGGGGTCGTCTTCGAGCACGGTAGTCAGGCCCTCGTAAGTGGTGCTGTCCACGTTGATCGTGCCCGAGGCGGTCTCGCCAGCGGTCGCCGTGGTCTTGCGCCACATCTGCGCGATGTCCAGGTCGCCGGTCGTCTCCATCTTCTGAATCGTGTCCAGGCGCACCCCGACGATCGTCGAGTTCGGGTTCGTGAGAACCGTCAGCGGCTCGACCACGCACAGGTGGATGTCCGTCGGGTTGTCGTTGGTCAACCGCTCGTCATCTTCGGTGCTGTTTACCGACTCGAACCATGCGTCGAACGTGGAGATCGCGCCGCCCGCGAGCGTCCACTCCACGGTGTCCCCGTCGCCGCCACCCGTGTTGTCGGGCTTCTGGCCTTGGACGATGACCTTGCCGAGGTAGTCGTTGTTCTTCGAGCCCGTCGAGTCGCAGCAGTAGATGTCGTCCATCGCCACGGAGTCGTTGGTGTTGCCCGTGTCACACGAGATGGACAAGCGGTTCGCGCCAGTGCTGACCTGCTCCTGCGTGTCCACGTTCGTGTTCGCAGCGTCCCAGGTCAGAGCGGTCGTGCCGCCAGCGCCCCCGTTGTTGAGGTTGCCCTTGCGCACGTACTGGTAGCGCCCCTCGAAGGAGCCGACCGCATTGTCGATCGTGACCTTGAACTCGAAGTAGATCCAGTTGTTGTTGCTCAGATCCGTGATGGGCCAGTATTGCTCAGACGAGGCCAACTCGGTGGCACCTCGCATCACGCGGATCTTGTAGTAGGCCCCGCCCGGCTTGGTCGTACTGGAAGATTGATCTGCGAACTCGAACCGAATCTGCTCGCCGTCGTCGTTGCGCAGGCCAAGGTACGCCGCGGTCGGGTCGTTGATCTCCACGTTGTCGTTGGGGCGGAAGGCCAGGCCGAGGATCCACGAGTTCTGCGTGGCTCCAAACGACTTGGTGATGAGCAGCAAGTCATCGGAGGAGATAGCTTCGTCCAGGGTTACGCTCGCACCATCGACAGGCGAAGCGGTGCCGGTGGCGGTTTCGTAGATGCGCGCCTGGTGCGTGAGGACTTGCGTGGTCGCGCCCTCGAACCCTTCAAACCACTTGAGTGCCATGTTAG